AGTAAATGAAATTCGGGATTAACAAACTGTTCATTAGCATTTTTTTCTGTGAGGAATTCAGGATTATAAACAAAGTTGCTGTATAAAGAATCAGTCTCCAATTTTTTTAACCAATCAGGTGTCACCGTAGATTTGATAACCACAGGACATGCAATAGGCCCATCACTTACAATTCTGTTTACTATCTTATCTAATATACTTGTATCTACACTTCCATCGTCTGCCATAGAAGTTGGTACACATACAAATATCATATTATAATCTAATAGATCTTTTGGATAAAATATATCATAATGAATAGGATGTGTATGACCATATTTTGGGTCAATGATCATTTTCTCAACCTTAGGATGTGTAAATCCATAATCAACAGCCTGGCCCACAAAGCCATGGCCAATAATCATTATCTTCATTCCAATCCTCCGATATCCTTCTTTAATTCTATACCATGTACACGATTACGCAAGTCACTTGTAGAGAATCTATGATCTCTTTTATTATAGTATATTTCTATACCTCTAGCAGAACAAATGGCTCTGCCCGTAAATTTACCATGTTTGTATTCTTCACCAATAATTCTAACATTAATATTAAATAATTGCAAGATGTCTTCTACATCATTTTCAGTCTGATATGGAATAATCTCATCAACGTATTTGACACCTTGTAGTTGTGTCCAACGTTCTACTAATGTTTGTACAGGTTTATTCTTTTCTGGTCTATCAATTGATGGATCAACCTGAATACAACATATTAGATGATCACATACTGTTTTGGCTTCTCTAAGCATTGATACATGACCGGCATGTAATAAATCAAAGGTGCTAAATGTTATTCCAACGATCTTAGAAGTTTCCATGTATGTCGCCAATCACTTACTGTAAATGTTTTGTTCTTTCCTAAACGATCACTGACTGCTAATGCAATCTCATGATCATTACCACCCAATAATGTTTTATCACCAAAGAAATATATAGTATCCGTATAATTAAAATCATTTAGAATTATAGACTTATTATTACCTTTATATGATATATCAATTCCGGTCTCGCCTGCAACCTTAAATTCATATTCAGGATGTTTTTCTGTAAGTCTTTTGGCTATATCATAACGTTCATTCTTATGTTCGTCCCATTGCCGATACATAGATCTAAGCTCTAGGTCTATACCTCTACCTGGAATACTAAAATTAGCTAGGCCTACTCGCTCATCAATATGCTTTCCATTCTTTTGATAAAATTTACTATTAGATACTTCTTCGTTTAGATCTTTATAAAGATGATCTGTTAATTTAAATTCAGTAGACCTAATATGGTTGTCTTGTTCCCACACATCATTCCCAGAACATTGATATGCTCGCTTGCATCTATAATAAATGTCATGTGTCAGTTGTTCTAATGTTTTTTCTCTATCCGAACCAGTAACAACATAAACATCATTATATTGGCAAAATGTTCTAAACCAAAATTTAAATTCAGTATCTATACGTTGACGAGATGGGGTGAGTGTACCATCAACATCAAAAATATATTGTATCTTCATTTTATTTTTCTATACTTATTGACATAGAAACTGGACTAGTAGCACTATCTAATTGACCTAAGCCAAATTCATATTCCGTATATTCATCATCCATATAACCTACTGTCTCTCTTACAATGTCATGGTGATTAAACTCTGCCCAATATAATTCATAAGCAACACCAGACTCTAGACATTCAAACTGATGATATAGTCCTGGCTTTACCTTATGATATTCACCGGCACTAAGACGAGTAATATCACAAAGATCATAATCCTGTTGCCATGTACGAATAAGCATCTTACCCGACTCTACATAAAACCCATTCCATTTATAGCGATGCAAATGCTTCGAACACACACCACCTTCTTCCATTTCAATACGATGAAACTCTAATGCACCGTTTGCCTCAATCAGCTCTGTAGTGCCCCATACTTTTCCAGCTTTCATAGTTTATTATCCTCAGTTAGTTTGGCAATACGTTTAAGAGCATTCTGCAATTGCTCTTGTAACTCTTTTACATTACGTTGAAGAATATCAATTGTATTGGCCTGCGACACAATAATTTTACGATTCTTTTCGGCTTCCATCTCGTCTGGTAACATTAACCTATTACTCCGTTCTTATAGGCATATTCTAATGCATTGTTGGCTTCTAGATCCATTGGTCTATTCTCATACCAATTACCTGTCTCTCTATCAAACTCTCTACACAATTCTACTATCTGTGTAGCATTAATAGGATATCCCTTCTCTACAGCCTTACCGGCAACTGCAATCATTATCTTATACATCTGACGATACCAACCTGTAGATGATATAGTAAGATATTCTGTTGCCAAAGATTTGGGCCAGAACGGACAATCTCTATATCCGGTCCAAGTAAAGTCAGTGTTATCTAGCTTGCCTTTTCTATACTCAACAATTTGTTCTCGCCATGCTGGAGGTAGTCTATCCATAAAGTCCTTGGCATCTCTCTTATCATCATATGGCCATCGTGCTAGTATGTAATCGATGTCCATAGGCTCAGCGCGGTTAACGAAGAAAAAATTATAAGCATCAGCATAGCTTGCAGGAATATAGTACATCCGAGCAAGATCCTTAGTCTGTTTATCTCCGATGTCTTCGAGCTCGGTGTTAAGGGCATACCAGAAGTGTTTGATGCGATCTTGCGTAACCTGACCACTAAGTTGGAAAACCAAACGAAACTTAGGATGAGCAGGGGTAGAGCTAGCAGTAGAGTAACAAATATAGGTCCAATGACCAAAACGGTTACGAAGCTCATTTTCTATGTCTCCAGTAATTTCAATGTCATCAACATCAACAGCAGCCCAACCAGCCCAAGCAATGACATTGTCGTTCTTTCTAGTAGAATCAGGTTTAAATATAGCCGGCGAAATAAGTGCAGCATCTTGTTTATCATTTAGTGGCCTCTCACTAAGTTTATAGAAAAAGTTTTGTAACTTATCCCAAGAGTCAAAGTTCAGACGACGATGCGTCTTGTTATCATATACAAAGCGTTGTTGCTTCTCCCACCACCTAGGTGATTCAAATATAGTCAAAGAATACATTATCCAAAAAAGTCCTCTAGCGTTGCTCTAGGTTCAACATCCCAACCGACAGCGTCAAGTAAGTGTTGGATAGGATCAACAAAAGATTTATCATACATCTTATTATAATCTACAAATCGATGTACGTCAAGCTCTTTTGGTAAAACCGCAGGAAATGCAATAACATTTTCTTTAATAGTGTTTGGCATCTTTAGATAACAGAACTTAATCTTCTCACCATTATTAATCATCTCATACTTCTGTTCTAGACCCATACGTTTTATATGATGATTGTAGAGAAGAGATCCTCGTACGTGTATGGGACACGCTTTTAAATATATATCGCGATTGTCTGACCATTTGTCTAGACCCTTACAACCTCGAGGAAAGGATATCTCCTCTGGTCTCAGAGCCTTAAACTCTTTTCGGAATTCCGCAATAAAGTTTTGTGTGGCCTGTTCGCCTTCTTCTAGAATAATCTTAAAGATCTTTTTAAACTTGTCTCGGCACACCTGAGGAGTAGATGATCGTACTGCATCAACACCCATCATCTTAATCTTAGGTTCTTTATAACGAACACCTTCATTATCCCAAACATTAAGGATGTATCTCTTTTTTGCAATCCATACACCACGATCAGCTATAACTTCACGAGACATCTCCATACGATTCTCTTTAGAGTTTAAAACCTTAAATAGACTATTATATGCATTCTCTAAGATAGGTTCTATCTTCTCTTGTGCTATAATATTTAAAAAATCTATTGGCTTCTTGGGATTAAACTTTTCTACCAATGAACTCATATTAACATAGAGAGAATCAGTATCAATAGCTATTACGTAGTCTTTACCCAATGTATCTAATGTAGAGTTAAGATATTCATTAATAGACTTTTCGGCCCAACGAATAGCCAGCTGACCAGTCAATGTAATCGATTCAGCAATACGATGATCAAAGTATCTAAAATAGTTATTAGCATAGGCACCATATAAAGAGTTCATAAGAATCTTAATGGCCATCTGCTGGTTTGTTAAGTCAGCAATCTGTGCTTTGATGGCTCCAATCCGACCATCCCAAGACCTACGAGTACCGTACAATTTTAATTGTTTTAATACAAATTCGGATGCCTTGGTTGCATCACCTACCACTCCACCACTGTCTTTAGACAATCTGGTTTGATGTTCTCTTAAAGCAATCGCAGAATCATAATCACCCATATCCTCTAAATCTTGGGATACCCGTAACATTTTATTTTTAATAACACGGCGTTCATCATAATACTGTTTAATGACACTTGGAATAATACCATCAACGTCTTTTCTAAATCTCATACCAGTAGCAGAGATAGCAACGTCTTCTTTAGGATCGGGTATATGACCGTTAAGAACATTATCAACTGACATACCAAACTCAATACCTGGTATAATTGTTTCAGGTGACATATTATTCTGAACAATAATATTTGGATATAGAGAATTAAGGTCAAAGGATACAACCCAATCGTGCATACCCTTTTGAGGTTCTTTTACATAAGCACCTTCATATTCTCTTTTAGTTTGAGGTCTTTTAGGAGGTATGGCTATCTGTTGTACTAATAGAATACGATAAATGATAGCATCCCAAATCTGCACAGTACCAAAGGTCTCAGCATAATTAACACCACCTCTATAGGCCATGGTCATGGCAAGGTTAATAAGGTTTAATCTTTTGTCTAGCTTCTCAATTAATTGAACATCTTTTAGGTTATAGTCAACATACTTCTGGTAATCATACTTGTAGAGACTATTAAGGTTACCATATTCTTCATAATCTAATTTACGTTCATCTAATACAACATGTGCGATATGATCTAACTTATATGACTCTTGTGCACCATACTGAAATCCAAACTTACGAAATAATTCTAGATAGTCTAATTGTTGAATACCGGCAAAGTCATAGAAGAGATGAGGTCGACCAGCAATGTTTATTGTTCGGTCTTCGACCAATCCCCACGGAGAAAGCTTTCTGTAGACATCTCCTCCGATGACGTTCCGTATACGATTAACCAGATAAGGAAGATCAAAGCCCCTAGTATTCCAGCCGGTGACAATGTCCGGAGACCACCTAGGATCCGACCAATAAGATAACCAATCCAATAGCAGTTCAACTTCATCCTTACATTTTTTATAATGGATGTGCTCAATACCTTCAACTTCACATTTGTCTTCATCGTAGTCGTATAGCCCCCACACCCAATAGGTGTCTGATTGATTATTCTTCATTGATATGGTAGTTACTGGATGAGCAGCTGATTCTGGAAATGGAAAGCCCTCATCAGAAGCAACCTCGATATCAATATATGTTATATTTACCTTATCCTGATCAAACTTTACTTCTTTGTCAGGTCTAAATTTATCTGCAATGAATTGTGTGATATAATTGGTTGTACCATAGATAGTCATACCATCTACTTCACCATATGTTTTCATATAGTTTGTTGCATCACGCATTGAGTCAAAGCATTTGGGGAGAACAGGATCGCCCTGTAGGTTATACCAACCAGTCTCATGTGTAGAGTTTACATATAATGTTGGCATGTAGGGAATCTTCTTAGCAACTTTTTGGCCGTCTTCGATTCCACGATATAGTATGTTATTGCCATAACGATTTACGCTAGTGTAAAAGTTCATAATACCTCCGAACTTACATTAAGCTTTTATTATATTATAAAATAAAAAAAGGGGCAACGCCCCTTTTAAACTATTAATTTCTTCTTAGCATCAGGTGGTGTCATTAACTTGCTATGCATACGTTCAAACTCATTTTTTATTTCTTGAGTTGGATCCATAACAGCAATCAAACCATGCTTATAGAATTTAATATCATCTTCTGGATCAATAAGAGGTGAAAAGATTGTTAAGCCTATTTGATCATGACTAACCATTCTGAGTGCGGAAGGTTTACGGACAGTAAAATCCGCATCTGTTTCTTCTACAACCTCTGCTACTACTTCAAGACCATCAAATAATTTTAAAACCTTTATCGACATTATTTCTCCTTATCTGTAACAAATTCATAAAGTTTGTCAGCTTGAGTTTTAATCTCATCGGGAGTGATAGCTTTGGGAATATATTTCTTATATGCTTCTAATGCTTCTTCAGCATTGTCTTTAAACATTTCCATGGCTTTATAAGCAACTTCCATTTGCATGTCATATTGCTTATCTAGCATGTCTTTTGCCATGTTTAATACATCATAGCGGATTTGATATGGGTTCGACATTTTATGTCTCCTGTGTGTTGTGTGTGATCTAAGGGGCCCGTAGGCCCCTCTGCTAAGACTCTTCTACTAGCTTTTCAGCTTTGCGATTTGCATCATACATTCTTTAGCTTCTTTATGATAGCCAAGAGATGCAAGATGTACAGCCGCTCTGCTATACCCAACAACCTCACACCAGGTTTGAAACCCAGCCCAAAGTTTTTGAGCAAATGAACGATGATCGATAGTAACTGTTTCTGTATAAAACATTAGACAAATCCTTTTAGGTTAGGATTAAAAGGTGAGATAAGATGTGATTTTTTCATATCAATATCTTGTCTGGCGATAGAATAAATATCACCCCTTGCAATACCAATATCGTTCAATTCTTGATCAGTTAGCTTACGCAATTCGTTTTCAGTTTGACGAACGGCTTTGGCCATCTGATAGTCGTTAATCAGCTTCTTGAAGAAGCTCTTTAGTGTCTGTGTCATTTGTTAATTCCTCGTAATGACCGATTTCGATTTTACGAGGACGCAGTTCTTCTGGAACTTCATATTTCAGTTCTACTGACAATACTCCGTCTACTAAGTCTGCTCCGTTTACTTTTACGTGTTCGGACAGCCTAAAGGTGCGTTTGAACTTCTTGGTGGAAATACCACGGTGAATGTATTCGCGACCCTTACTTACATGTTCACCTCTAACAGTAAGTGTACGATCCTTAACTTCAATGTTAAGTTCGTCCTTACTAAATCCAGCCACAGCCAATTCAATTAGGTAATCGTGATCACCTGTTCTAAGAATATTATGTGGGGGATAGTTATCTGATGAGTGTTTAGCTACATAGTCCAGTTCATTGAGTAGATGGTCAAAGCCAACAAAAGATGAACGTGGAAATAGTGATTGTACGCCTGTCATAGTTTTCTCCTTTTACAAGCAAGAATAAATGCAACCGGACCATCCGCATTGCAACATTATTTATATTTAAATTATAATAGGATCTGGACCATTAGTCACGATTTATTTGAACTTCTGTTATTCATTTCGTGCCAATGTTATATTTGGGACATAACTCCCACTCATCCTTTTCTTTAAACGGTAATATTTTAATCAATCTCAAAGGAGCACAATCTGCTGCTTTAGATGTGTCCTGTATTTCGACCAATCCCCAATCACTCATTAGTGTGGCAATAGTATTGCGTCTTTGAATATCTGATTCTTCGAGATTAGCCTTTTTACCATCTAACATAAACAACTCTTTAAAGTGGACAATAAAGTAACGCCCTTGTTTATGTAAGATATGACATGATTGAAATAGTTTTTTATCTTTGCGAGATGCTACACCAATACGTGTTAGTGTCTCTCTTACCTTTAAAAAATCTTCTGGATCATTTAAAGTCACTTCCAACATCTCTGTTGGACTCCATTGAATTAAGTTAGCCTCTTCCACCTTTACTCACCTTCTGTTTTATTATAGTTATTTGTTCAGGTGATAGGAGATGAAGTATTTGTTTGGCTTTCTCATTGCTATAGCCATAGTATTGTTTAATCACCTCAATATCACTCTCAGTTTCTGGTTTCATCCATTTCGAAAATCGTTTACGCTTTCTGATGGTATTTATCAAAAAATGATATTGAAGTTTATTATCACAATGGTGGTATTGATTCATGACATTGGCCAAGACCGCCGTGTCATTAAAGTAGCTTAATGATCTATTGACCATAAAACTATTATATGACTTCTCAGCCATATCATCAATCATAATATCTTTTTTAGTATCATTGATACTAGTAACATAATTAAAAGGGTTCATTAAATACCTTGCTCAACTCCACTATCCTGCCAAGCCCATCTATCAAGGCTCTCGGATATCAATTTATATAATTCTTCTGAGGTATAGTCTTGTGTATTCTTTTTATTAATATGATTATCATTAACATATAATTGAGGTACGGTTATATGGCCCTGAGCTTTCATAAAAGCCAAAGCTTTAGGATCTTCTTGTATATTAATAACATAATACACATATCCTGTTTTGTCAAGCTTTGATTTCATTATTTCACAATACGTACAACGTGGTTGTGTATAAAGTGTTATGGCCATAGTACCTCCTATTTAAATTGAATGTCTCGCATAACTTCAGTAAGACAGGCAACCATATTAAGTTCATGATCAGCAACAAAGGCGTCTTTATATTGATAATCAGCCAACAACAAAACCAATTGAGGTATACTATGTGAATCTACATATGTATACATGGAATCATACAGACCGCGGAATATAGCTGTAGTGTCCATATCCATATTATCAACGACCCAACGTCTCATGGCCTTAAAGTTTTTATCTTTAAGTATTTTAGTTAGGTCTCCAAAGTTGCCAGAATTATTATTTGAATTAGGAATACTAAGGTAAGAATTGGTATTAGAATATCGCTGTGCTTCATTTAAAACCCGTCTCCAGTCTGGTGCGTGTTTCATAATCAGATCAGCTGCCTCTTTCTGATCATATGATATACTTTCCTGTCCTAGTATATATACAAATCGTTTAAAGAACTGACCAGCAAGTTCAGCCATTTCCTTTTTAGAGGTATTGAATTCATATACACCACAACGGGAATGTAATGGTTCAATGATTCTATTTTTAAAATTACATGTAAGAATAAATCGACAGTTATTACTAAACTCTTCGATAAATCCCCGCAAGGCAGGTTGTGTAGACTGGGGGTTTAGATAATCAGCCTCGTCGAGGATGACAACCTTATAACCACCTTGCAGGGATACAGAAGAGGCAAATTGTTTAATCTTACCACGAAGAGTATCAATGTTGCCCTCTTCTGATCCATTAATAAGAATATAATCAAGGTCAAGCTCATTGCATAGAGCTTTGGCCACTGTTGTTTTGCCTAAGCCAGCAGTACCGGTGAAAAGCATATTCTGCAATTCACCGGTTGCCACCATATCCTGAAACGTTTTTTTAAGAGAAGGAGGAAGGATCGTTTCGGATATATTCTTAGGACGATATTTTTCAACCCAAAGAAAATCTTTGCTCATAATATAAAAAGGTATCCTTATTCAGCTTCAGCAGCTTGATCTTGTTGGTATGTTTCGGACATCTGAATTAGTTGTACGGCTTGATCACGTAGTGTACCAAGTGTAGATAGTTCTTCACCTTTAACAGCACCACGCTGTACCATAGTATCAATAACCGCGATAGATGAACGGCACACCCGATTGGCAAGATCATATACTGGTGCATGTGATTCGTGTGCCATTTTTACTTCGTCTTTTTTAGACATATTAGTCTCCATATGTTGAATTTTTCTCTAGAGCAACCCAGTAGTTGAGTTTCTCGTCTGAACTTGTAAATTGTGAAATTAATTTTTTAGATATCTTAACATCATAGCTATCAGATATCATCTTTAGGTTAGAGATGTTAATAATAAATTTGAATGAGTCTTCGTTGTATCCTCCGTCTACTGAAATAGAATATGAATTGGATGTTGTGTTCTCTGTATCTACTACTGTTAATAGTATAACACCATCATCTGGTTCAATCAACATCTGAGAATGTCCTAATGACATCGCAGCACGTTTAATATTAGTAAGTGTATCCTGATCTAGAGTAAACCAAACATCAGGATCGGGCATAATAATAGGCTTTTGTGGGCTTGTCAAGATATCCGTGTCAGAGTAATAATACTTAACAGATGCTCGACCTGCATTACCACCAATCTGCATTGATTGTTCACCAAACTTAACAGAAGGATTATCTACCAGACTCAATACATTTAGAAATTCATTGAGGTCATAGATACCTAATGTTTGATCAAATGTTTCGTCAACAATCGCTTCTGCTAACACATTCTTGGCTTCTGCAATAGTCATAAGTTTGTTACCAGGATTGATAACAATATTACTATTGATTGTACCAAAGTTCTTTAGAACGTTTACCGTATTAGAACTGATTTCCATAATTAATTACCTTTTATCTTACTAAAGTTTTTATCTTTCACTATTTCAAGTTTACGTTCGAATTTACCTTCTAACATCTCACCCTTATGAGATATAACAAATACATTCGTACTTTCTCCTAAAGTATAAATGATTTTCATGAGATTGTCAATACCGTCATGATCTAAAGATGAATCAAATGTTTCGTCTAATATAAGAAGATTAGTCGCAACACTATTTTTCATCTTGGCGATCTGTCTCCAAGTAAACAACAGAGCAAGGTCAATACGTTGCTTCTCACCCTCAGAGAATGAATCATAAGAGAAGTTATCTCTAAAACGTGATCTAATTGTTTCTTGGAAAGCTTCGTCCAAATGAAAAGACACAAAGAAGTCTAATATCTGGAGATATTGATTACATAGTTTATTTATCACAGGAAGATACTGTTTTACAATTTTTGTTTTGATACCAGTATCTTTTAACATTGTGGACATAATAATATTATAGTTGAGTTGTTCATTCAATGTTAATTTATTTTCCCATAATAAATTACCAGATAATACAAGCTCATCAAGGTCATCATTAGCCTGATCTATATCTACATTATTATCCAACTTATCAATCTCTGCTTGTGTTCGATTAATAGCAGATTGAAATTGAGATATAGATTGATTATTGGCATGTATGTGTGCCTGCCATTCTCTACAATCATCTAATATAAGATCTAGATTCTTAATACATTCTACATGCTTGGTAATAGAAGTTGAAGCTGTCTCAAGTGCTTCCTGTAATTGCTTTGCCTTTTCTTTTCCTTCCAGGATATGCTCTTGTTTGGTTTCCTCTGTGATGGGTTGGGAACAACTGGGACAAATATCGTTCGACTCAAAAAACTTAACATCTTTGACGAGCTTTCGGATGTCGTTTTGAAATTTAGTCTCGTAGGCCTGGAGCTCTTTAACTTTAGCTTCCTTCCGGATCTTAGAATCTGTTGTCGGAGATAGTTTATCTTCCACGTTGGAGGATAGCTCTGTGTTCGTTGTATTGAGAGTCTCGATCTCATTTCGATGCTCCTCAATGAGTTTGAGCTTCTCTTCTTTCGCTTCCTTGTTAATTGCTTTAACGTCACGTATGTATTTCTTTTGGGCCTCGACCTTGGTTTTGTTGACTTCAATCTGGTGTGATACATCTTTTATATTATCCTTTAGCAGAGATGTCTTTTCTTTTAGAATACTATTCATTTTAGAAAATACATTAATGTCCAGAAGATCCTCGATGACTTCTCTGCGATTCTGTGCTGAGAGCTGCATGAAAGGAATGAAGGAGGACGATCCCAACACAACAATCTGATGAAAGCTTTTATGTGTAAGCTTGAGAATGTTCTGCTCGAGGATCTTCTGGTACTCTTTAGCGTGACTAGATTGATTCATCATAGTCTCGCCTTTCCAAATCTCAAATACATTTGGCTTAATGCCTCGGACGACCTTAAAGTCTGATCCTAATACATTAAATGTAACCTCTACTAAACAACCTTTATTATTAATAGAATTAACTAATTGTGGTTTAGATATATTACGATGCGCCTTTCCGAATAGAGCAAAGGACAAGGCGTCCAACATAGTAGACTTACCAGCACCATTCTGGCCCACTACTAATGTTGTTTTGTCTTTTGTAAAGTCTACTTCAGAAAAGTTATTACCTGTAGATAGAAAATTCTTCCATCTAAGTGTTTTAAATATAATCATACTACTTCTAGGGTTTGGGCTTCTACCATCAATTCAGACATTTGATGTTTGATCTTATCTTTATCAAGATCTGTATCAACTGCGTCTATATAAGTATAGAGCAATGTAGAGGTATCTTCAACCGATATTTCTTGATCTTCTACATTTTCTCCAAGAAATTCGTTAAAGTTTTCTGCAATCTTTAGTTCATGGATGTTTCTATTATTAATACGATCTATAAACCTATCAAACATAAATGTATCTGATTTATTGATTACAACAATCTTTACAAACTTATTTTCAACTTGATCTAGATCATAGCTAGTATAGTCGTTACAAGTATCATCATACCGAATACGGTGGAAGATAGTATGAGGGTTGCGCACAGGAGTAAGAACCCGTAGATCCGTATCCAAGACGTGAAAGTATTTATTATCGTGTGCATCATTCCAAAAGAACTCCATTTGTGATCCAAGATATTCAATATTATCTTGAGATGATTTATGATGAAAATGACCTGAAATGACTTTCTCAAATCGTTTAAATATAGATCGATCCAATCCATGAGGAGATGGCTGACCTGCAAACATTTCATATCCGGTGATTTCAAAATGACCACCTACCCAATCAGCTTTACAATTATTAATAAAGTCTAGAGATTCTTTTTCATTCTCTGGGCATATCCATGGAACCATTGCCATCTGCATACCATCATAATCCATTACGGTTGGAGATTGAATAATGTTAATCTCATTCATATAATGGCCAAGTAATTCTTTTAGGCTGTTAAGTTCATTTGTATTCTTATAGTATGTGTCATGGTTACCATAAATGATATCCATGGTTATACCTAACTCTCTAAGCGGTTTAAGGAAATGATTACGGTTACGGTGAAGAGCGCGGAAGTTAATAAATTTCCGGTTATCATAGTAGTCACCAAGGTGAATGATATGGCTAATATTATGTTCCAAAAGATAAGGAAAAAATACATCAGAATAAAATTTTTCTGCGTTATCGAGAAATATGTCGCTGCTATTGCGAATGCCACAATGAGTGTCATTGATAATTGCTACTTTCATTAAATTGCTTTCTAATATTTGTCGCTGAGATTTTATGAATCTCTTCACCTAAATCATGTTCTGTAATAGTATAACCCACATTTCTGCCAAAGGCAATATCTATAATGTTAGGAACATCATTTATTTCGTAATCCTTTCCATATACATATCCCTCTGCTTTAAGTGCATTTGTAATAAAAAGTCTTACATCATGATAATCAAATGGGTTTTGATCATCTCTAGGCATTTTCCTAACCTGAATTATTACTTGACCAGTTTTTTGAAAAGCTCTTTTAAAAAGTTCGGTGTGACCTCTATGCCACGGCTGCCAGCGACCGAGTAACTGTACAGTAGGTTTGGATCTATCCATTTATCAATCCTTACATCATAACTCTCAGGTTTTTCAAATATTTTATTTGTATCATCATATTTACTTTTTTTAATAGTATCCATCCATATTGTAAAATCAGCATCGAAAATATAACGAGTAAGATCAGTAGGACAAACAAAATCGCATATTACAATACGTCCACAACCTTTTTCGTAGTCGGCAAGGTTGGCCATTCTACGAGCCTGTCTTATTCTTCCCTCTTCAGAAAAGTCCCAGTCTTGAGTTGTTTTACGAATATCATCAGCGTCAAACCTGGCACAGTTTAACCCAACCGATAGTTCTCTAGAAATCTTAGACTTACCACTACCTGGTAACCCCATCACTAATATTTTCACTGAATATATCTTTCTCTGGTTTCCATCCTAGATCATATAAGTATTGTACATCCGCTTGTGT